GTTTGAAAATGATATATTAGCAGGTGTAGTTGATGCAGCTACTGTAATATTATCCTTGATTCTAATACCTCCATTCCATAAAGCATAACAAGGTGCCCATAAGGCAACATTATCTGGATTATAATAGTAAGTCCTAGTACCAGTACCCATTACTGTCAACATATCAGGAGTGACTGTAATCAAACTAGTAGTAGGTCTAGATTGAGAAGCAGCTAAAGTGGAATTTGGAAGCATAGGTGTAAATCTTTTAAGAAGTGATCTAAGACTAGAAATTTTGTCTCCAACTACCAGAGCAGAAGCAGTGATGGGATTAGCATTAACTATAGAGTTACCTATGCAAAAACTAATAGACTTAGAAGTTTTATCAAGGCCTGATTGAGGAATTGCATAAGTAAATGCAACAGCATAATCTTTAGGTTGAGCAACTTCAAAATCATCACCTCCGCAAATTTCCATAAGGAAGGTGACATAATTATTTACAGTCGCAGGGGCTACTAAAGCATCAACGACTTCAATAGTCAATGTGCCAATCGATTCATTATCAGCAACATTAGCATAAGGAGATCTACTTATGTAAGGAACAGTAACTTCAAACTCGTTATGATCACGGATATCGATAATTTGTCTGTTAACATAATAAGCAGAAGAAGTTAGAACAGATTCGTCTGTTGGGTAGAAACAAACTTGTATTCTTCCAGAGTGAAATTCAGTCTTAACTATTTTAAACCTATATTTTATTGATCCTCTCCAATAACTAAAGAAATTAGTCAAGTACGAGATGGGTGGAAAGGACACTACAGTAGAACCACCAACTGAAACTACGGGAATTACTTTTTGAGTAACTAAAACACCAGTAGATAGTAAAGTCCAGTTAAACTGTTTAAAATAAGCATATTTACGAACAATATATGAAAAATCCATTTCATCTATTGTTGAACCAGAGAGTCCATGATTAAGCATGACACCAGGTTTACTAATAAATCCTAGAGACCGTGCTTCAGAATCACCATCTACTTGTGAATGACATGAGTTATTCAATAGTATAAACTTAGAAAGTGAATCTCCTTGGGTAGGTTTCGAAAATCCAAANATATTGGCTGTCCTAGCTATTCTATCAGAAATCCATGATATAGTACCAGCTACTTCTGAAAGGGCAGGAATAGTACTAAATTCACGAAAACCTCTAGAAACAGCAGAAGCAATACCAGATATAGGTCCATTCATCTTATTAGAAATTTCTTTATCTCTAATACCAGCTTGAGGAGACGCTGCACCGAACAATTTAATATTCTCAAAAGAAACATAAAGAGTGTAAGATGCAACCGTTGATCCAGCAGGAGAAACAAGTGGTGAGTATGGGTAAAGACTGAGATAACCTAACGAGGATACATCAATGCCAGAAATAACAGAATTTAATGGCCAAAAATTTTGGGTACTAACAAAAGGAATTAATAATTCAGCTGATGTTTCCGTTGCCAAATCAAATTCAACATGTGGAACAGTGGTTCTTTGAACCAAAGTTGCCATATGCATATTATTGATATTAACAGCTTTAAGATCAGAAGTAGTATGAGCAATACCAGCAAGGGGCACCCATCCAATAATATAACGACCTTGTTGAAATCTATTAGCATTGATGACAATTCTAAATCTCATATCCATTCGTATACCAAAAAATCCAGTTAACTTATTTTTCCATAATTGCCCTTGTGTAGAATTAAAAGCAGCAAGAGGCATAGTATAGTAGTTAAGAAAAGAATAAGTATCAGAAATGGAAAAAGTACCTGAATTAAGAATGATAGGTTTCGAAAGAAAATCAATAATAGTTTGCTCAGTGGATTGTGTGTCGTTGAGTGATAACCAACTAGAGTTGATATGTTCGACGGTGGATTCATCTCTGTTAACGGTATCATTATCATCGATGAATTTGGTAGTAGCATGCTGAAAAACTTGATTAACAGCAGCTTCAGTGTGAGCGTCCTCGGGTGTACCTTGGACGGGAGTGGGGGTTGAATCTCCAATATTGAGGATTCCACTAGTAACACTAGTGGTAGTTTGATTTGAGTTAGTGTTAGCAATTGGTTTATTTAACCCAATTTAGTTTCAATTAACACTAAATCAGGGTTCATCTAACTTTTGTTCATTGGGATTGCCAACTCTCAGTTTGGGCGTAGTGACTAAAAAGTCCTGAGATTATTTGATGCAGCACTACTAGATTATAATGATGAGCCTATAAGGGAGCAAGATCACACATCAAATTTGCCTTTGGGGCATGGATCCATTAAATATAATGTTTCCAAAATAGTTTAACGCCATTACGGGCGTATTTTAAAAGTATTTACATATTTACAGTTTTAGTTTTGGACTTTACATGTACCAAACATGATCTCCACCAAGAGTTTCGGTGAGAGCCATGTGGTAATCACGGTGAACAAGACATTCAAATTCATATCCTTCGTAATAATCTTCTTTTAGTTTTATTAATTCAGAATACCAATATTTATATGTATT